GATAAACACCTGGTCGACCGCCTTGATTCCGACATAAGCGATGAGCAGCAGAATCGCTGTATGAAAGCCGTTCAGGTCGATCATCAGGCCGCCTCGTATTCGGCCAGGGTGAGGATGGCGAAGCCGCCGCTGCGATCGGTCGTGATCATATCCTTCACCCGGAACATTGTGTCCGCGACCCTCACCGCGGTGCCATTCTCCCCGGTTTCGATCCAGCCGGCGACATCCGCATGAGACACGGTCAACTGCGGATCGCGCATAATGTACTGCCCGCTGTTCAGGTCGAACTCCTCGGCTTCATCGTCAAAGATCACCTGCAGCGACACGCCGGAGATTGATCCATCGTAGAAAGTTGCGGGCTGGCCGAAGGCTTCTATGCAGACTTCATTGTCGATATCGTCAAAAAACATAGTCAGGTCCGGTGAAAAATGCGGGGCCGTACAAGCCCCGCATCTGGTTAACGCTCAGCTGGAGTTAAGTCCCCAGGGTTCCGATACCGGCGTTTAATTTAACCTTGACTGTCGTTGCCGCTGAGGCTGCTGTTTCCCAACAGACAACAGCGCCTGACACGTCTCCTGCGGCCAGCGCTGTGCCTTCAGGAACGAAGGCTTCGGCTGACAAGTCATAAACCGGAGCGGTGCCTTCGTTGATGGCTGATCCGGCGGTTTTCGGCAGTTGGAAAACACCTTCAGCACGCAGGGATCCGCTCGCACCGTCAGCGATATCGACACTGGCGACAAAAATCTGGTTGCCGACAACAACAGGATCGCCGGCGGACACATCGGATCCTGTCCCGTTGGTCCAGTCCTTGGTTTTTCCATCTTCAACTCTGTTGATCATGCTGATCTCTCCTATCGAAAAAGGTGACCGGCGACAGTCACGACGCGCCGCCGGTTATTGATTTACAACAGACGGTTAAGCCCCGGCGTTCTTACCCATGCCGACCCAGTCAAGAGCTTTCGCTCCGGCATCGATGCGGACCTTATGCTCGACCCCGTCAACCGTCCAACCGGTGCGCTGCTCGAGGTACGGGCGGCGTTGGCCGTTAAGGAAGAATACGCGGATGGTCTTACCCTTCGGGCCGGCCAGATAATAGGCAGTCGCGCTGTCGTCATCGAGGCGCGGTTCGTACACGCGGGTAAAGCGGTTTCCGGCGTATGGGTTCGCCCTGGTTGCTGCAGCATTGGCTCCGGCGAACTGGTTGGATCCGAAGAACACCTCTGAGGACCCTTCAAGGGCAACAGGGGCAATATAGTATTGCGGCCTGATGTTCAGGCTCTGCTTGCTCTTGAGGTTTTTCTGCAGCTTCATGAGCTTAATTAACTCGGCCATGGTTGTTTCGCTCAATGCGCCACCTGTCCCGAGGTTGCCGTGGTCTGCATGAAACAATGCTGTTCCATCGCCCATGGCCGCATTTGCAGTCACAACGGCGTAAACAATATCGCCGACTTTACGGGCCGCGGCTTCGCCATGCTGCATCGGTACGGCGACCAGGGCATTCATGTCGTCATTGATAATCGCCTGGCGTGTGATCGGAAAAATCTTGCCGTATGTTGCGATTGCATACGACTCGAAATGCTCGCTGCGGCTACCGTATTTGAATTCACCGTCTTCCAGCACTTCATCCAGGTCGTCTGATTCCGACATGCGCCCGACCTTATTGGTCTTGAAGTCCGAAACCGACCCGATATCGCACCAGTCATCCCACGTTTCTTCAGCCTGGTCATAACCAAGCAGCAGTGAGCGATTCGCCGCTTCGCCAAGAATCACAGGAAGATCGGATGTGGTCAGAGCCCGCCCGATCATCTCCATAGCGTTCCCGCGCGTTGGCTGCCCTGCGATGCGCAACGCTTCGCGTGACAGTTCACGCAGACTGAACCCGGTCAGATCATCACTGGCTGGATCCGGGCTCTCGATCGACGCACCGCCGCGGATCATCAGCGAATCTTCGGCGGCCGAGCGGAACTTGTCGCGCTCGTCTTTGCCGGACTCGATCGGCTTCCTGTGGCCCATACCACCGCTTGTCTGGCCGTTTTCAACCATGAAGTCGAGGGCCGCCTTGCGTACTTCGTCAACTTTTGCGCCGCTGGTAATGAATTCTGAGATTTTATCCTCATCCATCTTGGCGCGGGTGCAGGTGCTGCGTATTTCGATAATACGTGACTGCTCTTCGCCGGCAGCGCGGGCTGAAATCTGCTCAGCAGTTTCCTTGCCGTCATCGCTGGAAGGTTCTTGCCGCACTTCGAGTTTTTCAAGAAAGCGCCAAGCTTCCTCTTCGGTGGCCTCTTTGGACAGGCCACGCTTTTCCAGATATGTTCTGAGTTTCTTGTCCATGTCGTTCTCCTTTCGTACATGGTTTGGTTCAGGCGTGGCTGGCGTGGCCGACCGTGCCTTGGCAAATTCGTCCGCCCCGATCGGACAGACAGACATTTCTCGCGGAATCCATTTAGTCACAACCTTGACAGGGCCTTTATATTCACGCCCTTCAATGGTTTGTTTCTCGTTTTCAGGAACATAGACAGATTCAACATCAACACGACCGACACTATAATCAGTCAAATGCCCTTCCTTGGTTTTAATCCAAGGGCTTTCAGCCTCTTCGGCTTCGGAATAGAACGCGCGGCCGACCAGTTGATCTTTCTCGATCAACAACTCTCTGCACGAACCGATGACCGTCTCTGTCCAATAACGATAATGGCTGTCGAGCAAAACAACCTGCTTGTTCGCCGGAATCTGACAACCCGACATCAGCAGTACGGTCGATACGCGCTCCCAGCGTTCATAATCAAGTTCAATGACCGGGTTTTCAGTTGCGCAAACAACTTCGACGCTGCGGTTTTCTTCATCAAGCGAAGCGGGAACTCCGCGCCGCCCATCAAGCACAACCGGAGCGCTGCGGAAATAGAAGCCTTCAGGAAGCGTGGCTTGAGGTTCCTGCCCCTGGGTCATTTTGTTTTTTTTCGGCATTATTTTTTCTCCTCTTCTTCTTCCGCTCCGAGCTTTGCCGGGTTGTTGGCCAATGCGGTTGACACTTCAGCCAGAGACAATCCGCGCTCCTCGGCAAGACGTTGTGCTTCGACAATTTCATCAAGAACCGTCACAAAATCGCGGCCGCGGGAAGCGACGATCTCCTGCGGACTGCGAGTCAGGTTGGCGATATCAGTGGTATCTGCCTTGCCGTCACGTAAACGATCAGGGCTGTCGATTCCTGGCTGCATGAACTCGGCCTGCAGATAGGGGTACGGATTGCTGAAATAACCTGGCAGGTCCAGGCGCCCTTTCATGACCGCCTGATCGATAATGGCGCGAACCAAAGGCTGGTCGAACTGGCGAGTATGGCGCAGAAACGGCCGTTTGAACTGGCGCATAAGGTCACTGCGGATGGTTTTGAGGTTGACATATGCAAGCCCACTGTAATCCCCGGTCAACAATTCGTAAGATGTGCCGGTGGCAATAGCCAGGATACGGGAAATAAACTTGACGAACGGCTCGAATGTGTTGCCCGGGTTTTCGTTTTTGGCGAAGTGGATTTCCTCTCCAGGGCGCAGGTATTCGATGATGGCATGCTCCAGTTCCTCAATCTTTTTACCTTCGTCAGCACCTTCTCCCTCTGTGGTTCTCAGAGCTTGAAAAGCGCCAGGATCTGAAGTTGTCACCAGCGCCAGGTAGCGGGCTGCGAGTTTGGCTGTATCGATCGTTGCGCCGACGTAGTCGTTGATATCGTTGGCAATCAGGATCGCCGTGGTAAACGGGGAAATCCCACGCAACTGCCCAGGGCGAAGCATCTCGAAGCCATGTAGCACTTCTTCCGCCAGCACGCGCGTTGGTTTACGCAAATTGTCTGGATCGGAAAAGTGCAGGGCCACAACACGTCCGGTCATGGGGTCATATTCGATCCCCTGGTCCAACTTATTGCCGCGCTCGATCTTGGCATGCAGGTCCGTCAGCCAGTCGGCCTCGAACATTTGCACGGCCATTGGGATATAGCGGTTTGACTCTTTCAGGTTTGTTTTAACCAGGATTCCCTCGCCGGTTTCGATGTCCTGCCGCTTGATTAGTTGGCGCATTTCGTTGTAATGCTGTTTTCCAGAGGCATCGATTTCATCCATAGCCCAGGCTACTGCGTCCTCGATCTGCTGGTTTATCCTGGAATTGAATCGTTTTGGGTCTGACGGATCCTTGACGCGGGCCTGAAAGTTCATCTGAGCGCCGACCGTATAATCGATATGGATGTTGACGGCGCGCTGAAAATAGGGGAAGTCGCGCACCAGCTGGCGAGTGCGGGCACGGATGGCGGCTGATGACTGGCTGATAATGCGGTTGATGTTCTGATCGACAGGGATCCAACCGCCATCTAGGCGGCTCTGTTTGGCCGCCGCATACATACGCCGCTGCAGACCTGGTACCGGATACTGCCGGCCGACACGAGCGCCGCTTATAGCGAGCGCGCCACTCATCGCGGCCTCACCGTTTTGGCATAGGTGCGGCCGACCGCGGCACCGGACTCGTAAGCGGCCATGGTGGCGGCGTATTCGATTGCCTGTCTCAGCTCGTCGATGTTTCGATACTTGATGTCACGCGATACTGATCCTGTATTGACAGAGGCACTTTCAGCGATGAAAGACTTTCCGCCAGCAAAATCAGCAAGGCGATCGAGTAGAGACTGGTGGAGCGCTGTCCAGGATGTGAAGGCCATAAAAAAACCCCTTAGAAATAACGCGACCATTCTAAGGGGTGTTTTTGCTGAGCTCTGATCTTTACCGGCTTTTACCGATCTTTACCGGTTTTTACCGGTTTTTACCGACCTTTAGGGTTGACATGGGTGTTTTGTGATGCACGAAACACTACATGATGTGGATGAAAGCAGGTAAGATTAAAACTAAACGCTAAATGTTGTAGTTTTAAAATTTTCAAACTTGACACACTACCAATGTAGTGGTGTAGATATAAAACAACGGCTCAGGGGTGAGGCCCTGAGCCGCTGAAAGATGGAGCTGTCATGGATTGATGCTGGCTGCTACAACCACCGACAACTCTATACTCTTATTTAATTGTTAAAACATTTGACGGCTCCTGTCAATTCCATTGAAAGGAGACGCTTATGAGCGGCAAGGTCAAATGCCGTCCCGTGCGGACGACGAAGAAGCCTGGCCCGAAGCCCGTGAAGGTTAAGGGCTACGTCAGGTCGAAGCCAAAGCCTACAGGGAAAACCTGTAAGAACTGATAATCATAGCCAGCATCAGGGCCGGGAAACCGGCCCTTTTTTTAGATCTTTCAGGGTATCCCTCACCAGACCAATCAAAACCCGAACTGCATCATTTGGTGTTTTGTGATTGAACTCTGTCCTTATCTCAAACGTTGCTCCCTCCGAGGAAACATGCATTTTTATATTGGCATGCCATCCATCGGTTAAATATGACAATCTTGGACATCCAAACCTGAGAAGTCCAGTTAACATATCCTCAAGCGGTATTCCGTCAGGGATAGGGTCCTCTGTGTTCACCAAATCTCTCATCAAACCAACTCCTCGCTCCATTTATCCAGCTTCTTTTTCGAACCCAGCCAGATTCCTGAATCTCCATTTTTCCCGCCTTTCTTGATCGGCAGTCCGAGCTCTCGATGCCACTTGAGCGCTGTTGTTTCGCTGATACCCCCAAGATACTGACAGATTTCCTTCATTCCCCTGAGCAGGTCGCCTCCACTTGCCATTTTTACCACCTCCTGTAGCTCTGTTTATTTTTCGATTTATTTTTTTCTGTCTTTTTCTGTTTGGGTTGCGACCGGGTCAGCATCCCGCCCTGCAGGTACAAGTCGATCATGTACATGCGATAGGTCGCGATGTCGGCAAAGTCGTTGCGGCCGGCTTTTTTGTCGTGCTTCCAGTTTCCGAGCTCGTCGCGGTATTCGCTGCATAAATGCTTGGCGTAGTCGGTGCAACCGTTGGGCAGGTCGGCGAAACCCGGCTGTTCCATCTGCTTGAGCTGATCGGCCGTGTAGCCGGAATACAGCACGAACGATCCCGGATCGTCCGGAGCGATCTTCAGCCGACCGGCCAGGTCGTCTTTGTAGTAATGGACATCCAGCACGATCAACTGCAGCCCGCCTGGAATCGGCTTGTTCGTCCCAGGCCAGCGGGTCAAATTGGTATAGCGCACCGGCGTATCGCTGCGCTCGCGGCCTTTAAGCGGACGGAAACGCGGATTCTTCAGGCAAAATTCGTAGACTTCCTTGGTGCGGGAATGTTTCTGTGGCATCCCGGCCCGACGGCGGCCGCCTGAATCGATCAAACCGCATGGAATTCTAAGATCACGGCCGGACGCAGTCCGCCATGTGCGATCTACCATGTTGATCAGGTCGGAAAATGTAAGTAGATAACCATGGCGGACCAATGCGCTGGTAACAACACCGTCCTCGTTGGCATAGCTCATGGCGTTGACTTCGTAGTAAAAACCTTTTTCCTGCGTGTCGACGACCATCCCCATGGCCGCAGCCCAGTCCGGCACCAGGTCACGCGGGCGATCATCACACAGCGCCAGAATGTCCTTGTAATCTTCCGTGGCCTTGGTCGGTTCATAATCAACCGCCTCATACCCGTTCGCCCAGGCGATTTTTGCGGCCAGGTCTCCGGTCTGGGCCCGCAGGTACGCGGCGGCGATTTCGTGCAGGGGAACGTCCAGGCACTCCCAGGCGCGATGATGAAAACCGACCCGGGCCGGTCGGGCCTCGTCCTCTCCTTTGATACAGATCCAGCGGCCTGAATGGATAGCGCTGATACGGTCGGTCTCGGTCCAGATAGCTGCGCAGGTGTTGCATGCGTAACCGATCTCGACGGTGTCCGCGGTGTCCGGCGTGGTGTCTTCTGGTATCACCAGATGTTCGGCATCCATCCAGACCAGCGCGCCGCAATGCGGACACTTAACGTCATAACGCCAGACCTGGTGACAGCTGTATGTCCCCTTGTGGATAAACTGGCCGGCTGGCGTACTGCCGAAAAAACGCTTGACCCGACCGCGGAAGGTCCGGCCGCGCTTGCGGATCAGGGTGATCGGATCAGCCTCGCGACCGGCCAGTGCCGGGTATTTGTCGACCTCATCACCAAAGGCGTATTTTGCCGGACGGCTTGACATGGACGCCGGGCTGTTGGCGTGCGCCGGAAAGATGGTCATACCGTTCAAAAGCTTTATATTTTCCAGCGTGGTATCATCGGCCCTGTGGCTGACAAGGTCAC